AGACGACATTTTGGCATACTCCCGTGAATTAGGATTGACGCCGTCCGGTCTGAAACGAATCAAAGACGAAGTCGGAGAAAGTAAGCAGCAATCTCCACTAGAGAAGATATTGAGTGAGATGTCATGAAAAAGAAGTTTAAACACTACGATGCGGTGATGGAGTACGCCAAAAGCATAGTCGAAGGACGTAAGGCGGCCTGTCGCGAGCTGATCCAGGCTGCCAAACGATTTTTAAAAGACCTAGAGAATCCAGCATACGATTTCAATCCAAAAGAAGCCGAGTTTGTCATTCAAATCATCGAAAAAACATTCGTCCATAAACAAGGCGAGATGCTAGATGGCACACCGTTGCTTGGTAAGCCGTTCTTGTTAGAGGATTGGCAGAAATTCATTGTTTATAACTTGCTGGGATTCTATCATAAAGGCACACAAATTAGGCGCTTCAAGGAAGCTTTCATTTATATCCCGCGCAAAAATGGGAAAACATCGTTTGTCGCTGCGTTAGCTTGGGCGTTAGCATTATTGGAACGTCTATCAGGAAGTAAAATTTATATCACTAGCGCAGCGCTACAACAATCGTTGCAGTCGTTTGAGTTCATTTTGTTCAATTTGCGGCAGATGGGTGAGGAACAAAACTTTCGCATTCTCAATAATAACCAAGAACACAGCATCAGCGGCGAGGTTGGCGATGGTTCGATTTATATTCGAGCGTTAGCGGCGAACCCGGATAAACAAGATTCGCTTAACTGTAACATTGGCATCGCTGATGAAATCCACGCTTATAAGACGCCGAAACAATACAACATTATTAAAGAGGCTATGAAGGCGTACACGTACAAACTCATGATTGGGATTACAACGGCCGGTGATGACATGACGTCATTCTGTTACCAACGTTTGCAATACTGTAAAAAAATCCTGGATGGTACCGTCACCGATGAAGCGTATTTTGTCTTCATCACAAAAGCTGATGAGGATGAAAACGGGGAAGTGGACTACACAAACCCAATTGAACATGAAAAAGCGAATCCTAACTACGGAGTAACAATTCGTCCCGATGATATTTTGAATGATGCGCTTCAAGCGCAGAACGATCCTCAACAGCGGAAAGACTTCTTGGCGAAATCGTTGAACATCTACACGTCATCAATGAAAGCATATTTTAACTTAGACGAATTCCGCCGATCGGACCGAAAATACAATTGGACCATTGAAGAATTGGCCAAGTTGCCAATCCAATGGTTCGGGGGCGCGGACCTTTCCAAACTGCATGACCTTACCGCTGCGGCATTGTACGGACATTATGACGGCGTGGACATTGCCATCACACACGCCTGGTTCCCAATCGTCGCGGCGACACGGAAGGCCGAAGAAGATAATATCCCTCTATTTGGTTGGAAGGATGACGGCTGGCTAACGATGACCAATACACCGACAGTCAACCATTCCGATGTGGTCAAGTGGTTTGAGGAAATGAGGTCAAAAGGATTCAAAATTAAGCAAGTTGGATTCGACCGGAAGTTCGGCCGGGAATTTTTCATGATGATGAAACATAAGAGATTCAGCATTGTGGACCAACCGCAGTATTATTACAAAAAATCGGAGGGATTCCGCAGAATTGAGAAGCAAGCGAAAGACGGGAAGTTTTATTATCTGCATTCCCAAGCGTTTGAATACTGCGTGCAAAACGTTCATGCGGTTGAGAAAACGGACGATATGATTCAGTTTGAAAAAATCGAGGACAAGCATCGCATAGATATTTTCGATGCAACTGTATTTGCAGCGATTAGGATGCTTGAAAATATGGAGAAATCTGCGACAGCAACGAAATGGCTGAAAGGAGGCTGATGGAATGGGATTTTTCGAGCGATTGAGACGAACAAAGCGCAAAAGTAGGATCAGAGCGGACACTCAAACATATGTCGGCTTGTTCATGAGTGGTGAGGACACATCCATACTTATTCCAGGATACACAAGATTGAGCGACAATCCAGAGGTGAGGATGGCGGTTCATAAGATTGCTGATCTCATCTCGTCGATGACGATTTATCTTATGCAAAACACAGAGGACGGGGATATACGCATCCGTAATGAGTTGTCGCGTAAAATTGACATCACTCCATATTCGCTCATGACAAGAAAGTCATGGATGTACAATATCGTGTATACGATGCTGCTAGATGGTGAAGGGAATAGTGTGGTGTTTCCAAAGTACACGGTTGATGGGCTGATTGATGAGTTGGTACCGTTAGCGCCGTCAAAGGTAAACTTCTTGGACACACCGGATGGATACCAGGTTTTATACGGTGGGCAGACATTCAACTATGATGAGGTTTTGCATTTCATCTACAATCCGGATCCAGAACGCCCATACATCGGGCGAGGATATCGGGTGGTATTGAAGGATATTGCGGATAACCTAAAGCAAGCAACGGCAACGAAGAAAAGTTTTATGAGCGGGAAATACATGCCTTCACTCATTGTGAAAGTCGACGCGGCTACCGCAGAGCTTTCCAGTGAAGAAGGCAGGAACGCGGTATTTAAAAAATATCTCGAAGCAAGCGAGGCAGGACAACCATGGATTATTCCTGCTGAATTGCTTGACGTCGAACAGGTAAAGCCATTGTCACTTAAAGATTTAGCGATTCATGAAACAGTTGAATTAGATAAACGAACAGTAGCTGGCATCTTCGGAGTGCCGGCTTTTTTGTTGGGCGTCGGCGAGTACAACAAGGACGAATACAACAATTTTATCAATTCCACCATCTTGCCGATTGCAAAAGGGATTGAACAAGAGTTGACAAGAAAGTTGCTTATCAGCCCGGAGTTGTATTTTAAATTCAACCCGCGTTCGCTTTACGCGTACGATCTCAAAGAGCTTGCTGATGTGGGCTCAAACATGTATGTACGCGGTATTATGACGGGCAACGAAGTTCGCGACTGGATGGGATTGTCGCCAAAAGAAGGTTTGAGCGAGCTAGTCATCCTAGAAAACTATATTCCTCTCGATAAGATTGGCGATCAAAACAAATTGAAAGGTGGTGAGAACGGTGGAGCGGACGGTCAAACAGACTAGAAGTTTGCAAACAAACATCACAGCAACACGGGCGGAACAAGACAATGAAATGTATATTGAAGGGTATTTTGCGGTTTATAACAGTGAAACAGAATTATGGCCAGGAGCATATGAAGAAATTGCTCCAGGTGCATTCGATGAAACGCTAAGTAACGATATTCGGGCATTGATCAATCACGATACTTCTTTGGTTTTAGGGAGAAATAAAGCAGGAACGCTTGAATTGAAAGCTGATAGCAGGGGGCTTTGGGGTCGTATAAAAATCAACCCAAACGATACTGATGCGGTAAATCTTTATGAGCGTGTCAAGCGGGGGGATGTAGACCAATGTTCCTTCGGTTTCAATATTCTTGAAGAAGATATTGAATACCGAGATGACGGTACAGTCAAGTGGACTTTAAAGAAAGTTGACCTTCACGAGGTGTCAGTTGTAACATTTCCAGCTTATGAGGATACAAGCGTACAAGCAAGAAAATCTGAGGTGGAGCAACATAATAAACGGCAACTCGAGATTAGAAAAAATCAATTAAAGGAGAGGATAAGAAATGGCTTTAAAGCAATTGATGCTAACTAAAAAAATTGAGCAACGTAAAGCTGCTTTAAATGAATTGCTAGAAAAAGATAATGAGCTACAAACAAGATCAGCAGAGCTTGAAAAAGCTATCGAAGAAGCTCAAACGGATGAGGAAGTTTCAACTGTTGAGGAAGAAGTCGAGAAACTAGAAGCAGAACAAAAAGAACTCAGTGAGAAAAAATCAAAACTTGAAGGCGAAATTGCTGAACTTGAAGGGGAACTTGAGCAGCTCAATAGCAAAGAGCCAGTTAATCAATACCGTAAAAATGAGAAGGGAGAGGTTGAAGGTATGAATCGATTACAGGTTAGAGAGCTATTACGAACAGGAGAATACTACAAACGCAGCGAGGTTATTGAGTTTTATGAAAAATTCAAAAACCTTCGTGCAGTTACCGGCGGAGAATTAACGATTCCGGAAGTGGTTGTCAATCGCATCATGGACATTATGGGCGATTACACAACGCTTTACCCACTCGTTGATAAAATCAGAGTCAAGGGAACAACACGTATTTTAGTAGATACAGATACTTCTCCGGCAACATGGATTGAACAATCCGGCGCACTTCCGACGGGTGATGTAGGTACTATCACAAGTATTGATTTTGACGGATTCAAAGTTGGTAAAGTGACATTTGTTGATAACTATTTATTGCAAGATAGCATCATCAATCTCGATGAATATGTAACGAAGAAAATTGCTCGTGCAATTGCAAAGGCATTAGACTTAGCCATTGTTAAGGGAACAGGAGCTGCAAATAAACAACCGGCTGGTATCATTCCAAACTTACCGGTGGAAAATCAAGTGACAATAGAAGCTGATAATAATTTACTTAAAAATCTTGTGAAACAAATCGGTCTAATTGATACTGGCGAAGATAGCGTTGGAGAAATTGTTGCGGTAATGAAACGTTCTACCTACTACAATCGATTAGTCGAGTTTAGCATTCAAGTGGATTCTAACGGTAATGTTGTTGGCAAACTTCCAAATTTACGTACACCAGACCTCCTTGGTTTACGTGTTGTCTTTAACAACTTCCTTGATGAAGACACTGTGTTATTTGGTGATTTCCAACAATACACACTTGTCGAGCGTGAGAATATCACAATTGACAGTTCAACTCATGTAAAATTTACAGAAGACCAAACTGCATTCCGTGGCAAAGGTCGTTTTGATG